ATAAGACCAGCGCCTGTCTCTTCAGCAAGGCTGCGAAGGCGTGTCATGATAGAGTCAATAGAACGACGTTCATCGCCCTCCAATGTGGCGGATACCATCATGTGCAGGTGATCAATTACAACCCACTTACATTCACAACCAACGATCATGTAGCGTAGCTTAGAAAAGATACCATCAATATCATTGGAACCGAAGTGAGCGTGTATCCACACCCTGTCGTTGTTGTCGTTATCAATGAACAGATCATCAAACAGAATGTTTAGTTCATCTACTGAGTGTTCCTCCCGTACACGATCAATGTGTAACTTAGCATTAGCTTCGATAGAAAGGATACCATCCACAGTACGTGTCCAGTCCTCTTCAAGAGCAACGATACCGATATTGTCATCAGTCTCTTTGATAAGCCAGTGTTCTAATTCGCGTGTGACGCTGGACTTACCAAGCCCTGTACCACCTGCAAGTAGCACAAGCTCACCCTGACGTAAGCCTTCTAGCTTCTTGTTTAAACCTTCCCAAGGATATGGGATAGCCTTCTTCTTAACACGGTTGTGGAACTTGTCTTTGTTCTGACTTACATTGAGTACACCGCTGGGTGTGTAGGTCTTAGCGTTCCACCACGCAGCAACATAGGAGCCATGCTGGTTCTTACGCAGCATATCATTGGCATCCTTGAAGCCGTCAGGCATGACCATGATCTTAGCCTTGTTAGGCTTCAACAGTCTTGCTACTTTCTTTGCTGCTTCCTGTCCGGGTTTGTCAGCATCAAAGCAGATGATGATGTTGTCGAACCTTTCGAGGAATTCTATCTGATTCTTTACATCTTTCTCTGCACCCTGTGCGCCATTCTTAATAGATACTACAGGCCACTTAGATCCTAGCAACTCATAGGCTGCCATCGCATCGCACTCACCCTCAACTAGGGTAACGTACTTACCACCCTTGTCGCCTACTAACTGCTGTCCGAACAAACCACAGTCTGATATAGGGCCGGTAGCTATGAAGCCTTTACCATCCACGATGCGTGTCTTGTACGCCACCTCCTCCGACCCGTTGTAGTACGGATAGAAGTGTCGTGTTATGTCACCATTAGAATTAACAGTGGACTTAACGCCGTATCTCTTTGCAGTAGCCTCACTAATCCCACGGTCACGCAGGTTGTTGAAGTTTCCTTCACTGATTACGACATTATCTTTTACCAATCTAGGGGTTGGTTCCATATCTCCCTCTTTGAAGTTTCTAATATAATCACCACATGAAAAACATTTTGCACTGCCGTCTTCGTTAAGACCAAGACATTCTCTGTGTCCACAAGTGGGGCAGTCTAGATGTGTCTCTACAAAAGCCATTATGCCTCCAGAAAAAGAAGGGGCCTTTCAGCCCCTCTTAGTTTAGTCCATCCCTTCAAGCTCTTCCTGATCAGGCTCGTTGAATACCCCCTCCAATTCCTTGGAGAAGGTTATCTCTGCTGCCTGTAGAACAGCTAGCCGGGTCTGCAAACCCGCAGACTCTTCACGTACTGAGCGTATAAGACCTACAAGGGCCTGACCACGTTCAGAAAGATCAGCGACATTGTATTCCTTGTCCTCAAAGGTCACGGTGTTTGTAGTCTCTTCAGTCATATTACCTCCTCTAAAATGCTAAAGCTGATTCACCAGATGCACCCTGCCCATACTCGACAAGCTCAATGATCTGTACGTTCTCAAGGATGGCACGTTTGTACTGCTTGTTAGGCCCGTACACGGCTGCTCGCCACTGCACTGCTACCTTTGAGCCGTTACCAATCTGCACATCAATCTCATTCTTCTCAAGGTCTACCAGTCTAGGTGCAGGATTCTTCTCACCCTTACCGTTCACTTCCCACTGATAGAAATGAATCACGGGATCTTCCGTGTACTTAGAACGACCAGCCGCCTTGACACCGACGTTGAAGCCAGCAGCAACGAACTGATTATATACCTCATCAGATACCGCTAGGTTAATCTCATACCCGTTACGGTCACCGCTGAAGTTAGGGACAGGAACTTTCACGTGTGGATAAAAGGCTTCGCCAGTTAACACTTGTGGGATACCATCAATCATACGCATAGGTTTTCTCCTTTGTTAGCGTCATTATAAATTAACATCACTTGGATGCGTTGTCAATAAAAAATTCAGAGACTTGCTCTTCTATAGATCCGTCGATGCCCTCCTCTATTGTCAGGCAATGCCTGTCCTTACCGTAAGTTATATGGTAACTAGACTTATTCTCATATAACAATCCAATAAGATGAGAGGCCGTGAAAGCCTTGTACTCATCAGTAGTAATATCAAATAAAATTACCAACCTCCTAGTTCGTCTATGAATTCAGAAAACAATACTGTTAGATCATCGTCACGTATTCTCCAAGATCCTACCTCTTGGCAACGCTCTTCAACAAATCCAATAAACCTTAGTTTAATTCTTTCAGAAGGTAAAGGTGCGCCCAGTCTCATAGCAAACAACTGACACCACCAATCGTCTAACTCTGAACAAAACTCCATTCTAGTATCTGTAGAACTCATTTTTATATCTCCTTTAAAACCTTGAAAGGGATTGTACAGCTAGTCAAGAACGGTGTCAAGAGAATTTTTGATACTCCTGATTCTGTACCTCAAGGTAGATAGCAACGAACCCTATGCAGAAGTCATCACCATGTTTAAGACACAGCCGTAAGGCATCCTCGCGTACAACAGGTGTTACAATCCCAGTCTCAAAGTAACACTCACTGAACCCAAGGATGTGGTTACACATATCAATTATATTCTTCATGTAGATTACACCTGCGTGCGGTTGATTTGACTGATGAATAAGATATACCTAAAAGATTAGATATCTCTAAAGGGGCATGACCTTTCCGCAACAACTTCACAGTCTCTATGACGTGTGGTCTAGGCTGACGGCTACATTGCAAAGGCCAGTTACGCTCAGGGTAAAACTCATCAAGGTACTCTTGACCACGAACAGCCCTGTAAAATAAATCACTCATACTTAACTCCTCGGAAACGCATATCAATAACCTTTGGTTTGTAATTAAAATAATATTCAGTGTACCCAGCCAGTGAAGTCTCACGCTTGCACTCATCAGGCATACACTGAGGTGGTGGTGTATGATCTTTCCACCCTAGCTCAGGACTGGATAGGGCTGTAGGAGGGTGTCTAAGAGGCTCTCGGCACTTTTCCCACGTAAGATGTACCTTACCATACCTATCGGTATACTCCTCTGAGAGGGCCTCAAAATGCCTGTAAAGCCACCTATAATTAGGCGCACTATCCCTTACCCAAACGGTACTGGGGTGATTCTTGTGAGCCAATTTGTAAGGTACATTACCATCACCCTCAATGTGATGAGCAGCACAGAGCATTTGTGCAGATTCTAAAACCATCTTGACCACATGCTTATCGCACTGCATTTGTGCAGCCTTTACAGGGCATGGGTCTATGTAGAATATATTCATTTAATTCCTTAACGTTACGGGTATACGGAGAGGGCTGTACTTATTAATTAAAAAGCATTGAGTTGTGTACATCCATCAAAGCTTTCCTGTAAGTTTTAAGTAGTTTTTGTTGAGGACTTACATGCCGGTGCGGTTCGGTAAGTGTGATCTCATCATCTATCAAACTCACACGCTCAAGTAACACGTTTCTAACCTCAGAAGAAACAAGCTCACGCAAGTTACTTTTAAAAGTATCAACACTACCATTAAGAATTAGAGCCTCTCGGCTATCAGAGTGAATCACAAAGTGATCGACAAATATATCTATATTATCCATCTTCTTCACCTTCTTCAAAAAGAGTAACACTTATAGCCCAAGAAAAACCTTCAGGCTCGTATCCCATAGCAACTAGTTCAGCGTGAATACACTCACTGATGTACTCACTGTCCTGATTGTCATGGAATCCACCAATTAAAATATCTTTACTAACCATAGTCATCTTCCATTACCGGGGGTTTTATTAAGTGAGCAGTTTAAACACATGCTCAGGTGCCGGAGGGTTAGGCTGCAATCGGGAAAGCCTTAGTGATAATCTCTTGCACCTTCTCGGACTTCTTGAGTTGTGCAACGGGAATATCAACAGCATTCTTACGCCGTCTACCGACATGATGCGAAGACCAGTCAGTCATTACATTGTAAACTGACCAGTAATTCTCACCCAACTTACGGCTGTAATGCTCTTGGTACTTTGTCCACATGTACATCAGACCATCGTTGGCATTGACTTTACCGTACATGATTATCTCAGGGATACGCTCACCATCGTGTAGCATCTGCAAAGCAATCTTAGAACCCGCAGCCTCTGCGATGTGCTTGAATGCCTCACGATCACTACACTCACGCTTGACCCACTCAGCCCAGATATTATTCTGCTGATCCATGATACCTAAGATACCATTAAGCAGACGGGCACCATGCTCCACGTTCAGGGCATTTGTATGACGAGCCTTGTAGATGGTAGCGGCACCACCAACAAAGACCTGTGAGTTGGTACATGCAGACTGCAACACACCAGCGGAGCCTTGGTAAGACCAGACCCCATTGAATGAGTTGATGTGTAGCATGGTCATGCAGGCCGTATCACCATCAGGTGTCTCAATGATATGCTCAGGCAGGGTATGCTTTACAAAACACATAGCACCATCGGAGCCTACCTGTATATCCTCTCGGACATCGGCAAGGTTTAGACTGCTACGCTCCAAGATGTTACGGCTTGTGTCGATCATCTTGGTATGCTGAACAGCATTGTAACGCTTGCCGTGGATGGCTAACTGCTGGCCCGTATCCTCACGGTAGTACATGTCCTTACCATCTACCTTGTGAGTCCTTCCAAAGGTATCTGAGTAGGTCATAGGGGCTTTGAGGACTTTGAAATCCGCACCGCCATAGCCTGAGTCACGTAGCATATCTACGCCTGAGTTGTTTTGAAACAGTGATATTACCGACATTATGAAATCTCCAAGTTTAAGTCTTTATCTTTGTCATGGAAAAGCGTTACCTCTTCCTGAACAAAACCATGATCCCAGTTGAGCAGATGCAGAACGTCGTAAACCTGCCGGAAGTCGATGCCTACCTCTTCAGCGATAGCCTCGGCGCTTTCCCGAGATATCTCAACGGTGGGACATTTAGTGACTACTTTCATAGTAGTCCAGCCCTTATCTGAACGGCGCTTGATCGTCGCCTTACTTACGTGATGTATATTCATTACACTTCCTTACTTAATAATTTGAAAGCAAAAACCTTCAGGCACCTTGAACATTGTGTAACGTCCTTTGCAATACTTGTTTGCCGCAGCCGCTGCACAGGCTCGCTTTTCCGCAGGTACATACATCCACTGACCACGTTTCATGCCCCCTATCAGGGAACCCCACGTGGAATGCGGTTGAGTATTACGCTTAGGCGCTTCGGTTGAACTTACTTTAAAGTATTTTACTTTAGCCATTTTCTTTTTCCTCGTTGAGCCGTTTTACATCATGCTCAGGATGCGAGGGGTTTTGGTTGTCAGCGTAGGCCCTCGTTACCTGCACTGACATAGTTAACTTATGCTATTGCGATTAGATTAGTATCAACCACAAAGTTGCCGTCATCCTTCTTGGCCTTGCCCTTGGCTACCAACCCGACAACAACCTTGCCAGCCTTGACGTTCACAAGGTCTGAGGCATCGCCGTCAATAACCCTGCGTCCCTTGTAATGTTCTGGCATACCGCCACGGAACACCACCGATATAGGCGCGTCGGTATTCCAAGCCTTAGCAACGTGCTTCTGATAGTCCGGCTCGTTACTGTACGAAAACATCAACTCGTAATTGTCGGGAGTCTTGCCCAGCCTTGACGCATTCTTGGTGTAGTCGTAGAAGAAAATATCGGGAAACTCCTGCGGTATCCCATGCTTTTCCCAAGGTATGTCCGACAATACATTTAGACGTACTGCCGCTTTGACTCCCTGCCGCTTGCAAAGCTTTTGAAAGTTGCGAAGTTCTTTGCGTAGCTGATCCAAGAACCCAGCCCGATCACTATGCCACCAATCAGACTTGCGTTGCCTGCCAGCCTTGACGCTTGAGATCACGCCCATGCCTGCTGACTCAAGGCAAGACTTAGCGCAGCCTGCTACGTTCCGATAGGGACAAAGTATATCGTCCGGCATGAGTGATAAGCCTGCAAGCCGGTATTCTTGGCTACTCTTATCACTCTTTTTTAGCTTGGCGTTACCGCCCGTCGTGTCTAGTAGTTTCACTCGTAATCCTCCAAGGTAGCCACGTAATGGTCGTATTGTTCGCACTGGTTTATGATTGAGTTTATCTTCTGACACTCAGCCTGAATAACTGGGTGCCAGAGTTCATCAATAGGGTCACCGGCCTTGTAAAAATCCCAAGCCCAATCCTTAAAACTTTTGACCTCGTCAAGGTCTAATTCTTTAAATATCATCCGAACATTTCCTCTGCTATTTCTAACATAAACTCAATATCCTCAGGACTATGCCACTCGTCGGGATAATCCGACATGTCCTGAGAGTCTGCAACATGCCGCAGCATCTCAGCCGGTAAGATTGGCTCTGCGGTACAGTGCCTAGGCTTTGGAGGTAGTCCAGCTAATTCACGAAGCCTACCTGTAGTTGGCCTGAAAGCGTTACAGCCCAGCGCCTTGAATCGCTCTGCTGCCTGTAAGTACGTCACGGCCTCACCCATATGTGATTCCATGTCATGCAATTCGTCGTTATCCCACGGCTCGCCGCAGTATCTACAATGTATATCCATTAACCTAGCTTCCTCCAATTGTGTCGCCGTTCAAGTTCAAGTTGGCAAGCCATACCCTGCCTAATAAAATAATCTTTCGCAACACTTCCTTGAGATTTATTTGCTTTTCCCCAATATCTCAAACCGAACTCACGGACTTGTGAGTCTGACAAACCTTTGAAGTTCATACACTTACCCTCGTTTATTAAACAAAAAATGAGCAGTTTTTCTCGTCATACTCAGGACGCATCGAGCAAGTTTTACATCGTGGCAAGGATGGTTCCCAGCGCCGGAGAGGTAACGCTGGTGTTGAAAAGGTGTGCCCTGACGGAATCGAACCCTCAACACCCTTGGAAAGCTTGCGAAGCCTTCCACGCATGGGTGCAACCATTCAGCACAATAGAACCATAGTCCAGCCCACCATGTACTAGCATGGGCTGAGTATGATGCTATGCCGCTACCTTTAGATCAGTCTGGTACGCGGTCTGCAATAGTGCGATAGCTTGCGTTAGTGTGAGATCAGTCTTGGCAATTCTTGCAAAAGCCTTCACCGCTTTTTCGCTATCGCTTTCGGTATTCACTGGGCGTTCCATTCCTACCCAGTAACCTACCGGAGCCTCGGCAAAATTAGCATCCTTGCCAATACTAAACGCTGATTTTTTCTTATCCCACACAAGCCCCATCGCTTCGTAATGCTCGACATATTGCTTTGGCGACAAACCGTATGGCTTGCCAGCAATGTTGCCCAGCGCCGTCGCTATTGTTGCTAGCGGTGACGTGTTGCGATGCTCCAACAATTGAGAAACTGCAAAAGTCTCCGCATCAAGTAGTACACTCGCCACGTTTTCTTTGCTGATTCGCTTTAGAGCGTTTGATAGTTTTTTATTTGAATTGATCATATTACCCTCGGTTTGGTTTTGGTTATACCGTCGGAATTGACAGCATAATGAAAACCAAAAAAAAGGGCCTGACACAATTGTCAAGCCCTTTCAGGTTATAAAAATAAATTTTCCAGATTACTCTCGACGCTGGTGACCACTGTATATGATATGCACGGTTTAAAGTGCCATAGGCTAGGGTGGCGCAATCTGTGGTTGAGTGTAAAAAGTAATAGTTGCCTCTATTACCCGCGCACTCAGGGCGCATTCCGTGCGGCTCTCGCTCCGCTCGGACTTTGACTATTTCACGCTCGACAATACCCGCAAGGGAATCCGCAAACCAGCGCCAGCCGGTAGCAGAATCAGACTAGGGCAGTGCATTTCTACTGGGCCTAGTACATTTTGGATATATAGAGAGAGAGATAACCTCGCGGCATACGTCACCTATCGGGACGCTTAACCTCTCATAGTCTAGCCGCTAATCACGTAACGGCTCGGGCAAGTGTTGCGCTATATGTTGGGCAGTTTCTGGGCAGTTGGGCCGCTCTCAATAGATCCAATCACTGACCATCCCGAATTAATCGGTACTTTTCGCATGATATAAATATCAGTGGCGTGGTCCCTGTTACCAGTGCGAGGCACTGTTTTACGAATCAACATTCTGGCGAACAATTGAAACGAGGAATCTATCTACCATAACCCAACCGCACCAGCACTTGCACAATGCTACCCGCACTTGCACGGTTGAATCGTTCGCGGGTGATGTCGGGCAGTGCATTTCTACTGGGCCGCATCACCGTTAAGCGATGGGTAGAGAATAGCAAATAAAACAAAATAAGTATTTCTAAAGTGTTATAAATTGTAACAGTTTGTTACAGGGTAGGTTTGTTTTAGGTATGCAAATAGCGTGCCAAGTAGCGGAGTAACCACTACCAAGCAATAAGCGTGCCAAGTCTAAAAATGCTCTCAGGCTTTCGAGGGGCCATTCTCAGGGCTAAAAATAGTCCCTAGGCATTGCATTGGATCAATTGGATGGGGTCTTAAAATTGAAAATAGAAAGCCTCAGGATGTGGATGCCTATACAGTACTGTTCAAACATACAGTGCCTTTTAAAGCTTTGGCATGGATATTGCATGGTGGATTCTGAGGGCATGGTAGGCATTGCGAAGCTTGGTAAGTCTTTGAAAAGCTTTATAAGGTTTAGTTATAAGGGTTAACCTTTTTAAACCTTTTAAAGTGCGCACAAGATTGTCAAAGCTTTGGAATACTTGGGAAGCTTTTAAGAAGTTTTTGGAATATATGCGGAATCTGGCACAATCTTTGCAAGGTTTTATTGTTGGCACAATTATTGCAGGGCTTGTGAAGCTTGCCAAGCTTGTGAGGGGCGGGGCAGGTGGCCATGGGGGTAGGGGTGGGGAGTAATACAATTATAAACATTTTGAAAGCTTTTCAAGTTGTCTAACCTTGACAGTATCTTCACATACTGCGGCTCCCTTTTAAAGCTTTAAAGTACATATATATAAATCTATATAATACATACTTACACCCTCGGCGGCTGTTACTATAGTATAGTGTCAGATTCTCAATCTGTCAAGTTTTTTATTATTTTTTTAAAAAAGACTTGACAAAACCTCAATTCAACACTATACTGTCTTGTTATGAATGCTTATTTACCTCAAACATCCAAAGAACGCGAGCTAACAGAAAAGCAACAGAAGTTCTTGGACTGTCTAATCCAAACGGGAGGTGATCCAAAATACGCAGCGGAGCTAGCAGGTTATGCCGAAGGTAGCTATTCTCAAGTAGTTAAATCACTTAAAAATGAAATAATAGAACTGGCCTCTCATATACTTGCTCAGTCTGCACCCAAGGCAGCTATGAAGCTTGTACAGGTATTAGATTCAGATGATCCTATGCCTCAAGCTAATGTAAAGTTACAAGCTGCTCAAACGATATTGGATCGCACTGGTTTAGGAAAGCAAGATAGACTAGAGGTTAATGTTGAGTCAGAGGGTGGCGCTTTATTCATACTTCCTGCTAAGACTGTTGTAGAAGGTGAGTATGAAGTTACCCAAGACTAAACCCCGTACACAGGGTGTTGCTCCATTTGCATATGATGCAGATCCAGAGGGTAAGCTATTTGTACGTAATGATAAAGTCTACAAAGTCCTCAAAGAAGTTGTAGAAGGTATTGTTGATGGTAAGTATAAATCTATCCGTGAAGGTAGATTGTTTATAGAGTCTAAGGGCTATAACGTATCAGTACAAACTCTCTCTAACCATGTAAAGCAGGAAAGAGAGGATAGAGGAGAAGCTCCTAAGTACCGTTACAGTAAGAAAGAAAAGGCTAAGATGGCTGCTAGAAGGTCTGTAAAGGACAAGCAGCGTCGTATAGAAGTTCTTGACAAGAAGTTGAAGTCTGCTAAGGCTACACTAAACCAGCAGACAAAGGTACAATCTAAGTTAGATGAGGCTTTAGATGCCTCTACAACTGAAGGTAAGATTTTAACAGAGGATGAACTTGATCTGTTAACTCCTAGTACAAAGGAGATAGTAGATGACAAGATTATCTTTAAGCCTAATGATGGGCCGCAGACAGACTTCTTAGCGGCTCCAGAGACGGACGTATTGTATGGTGGCGCAGCAGGGGGTGGTAAGTCCTATGCTATGCTCGTAGATCCCCTCAGATTCGCCCACAGGGCTGCTCACAGGGCGTTAATATTAAGACGCTCCATGCCTGAACTGAGGGAGCTTATAGATAAGTCTAGGGAGTTATACCCAAAGGCTTTTCCGGGATGTAAGTTCAGAGAAGTTGAAAAGATCTGGACATTCCCTAGTGGTGCTAAACTAGAGTTTGGCTTCCTTGAAAGAGATGCAGATGTCTATCGCTATCAGGGACAAGCTTATAGTTGGATTGGTTTCGATGAGATTACTCACCTATCAACAGAGTTTTCTTGGAACTACCTAGCATCACGACTGCGTACTACAGACCCTGAGATTACGCCGTACATGCGTTGTACAGCTAACCCCGGTGGTGCTGGTGCAACATGGGTAAAGAAGCGTTATGTGAACCCATCAGAGCCTAATGAGAGCTTTACAGGCCACGATGGTTTGACACGACGTTTCATACCAGCCCGTCTAGAAGATAACCCGTACCTGTCTACAGATGGTAGGTATGAGCAGATGCTTAAAGCTCTACCAGCGGTACAGCGTAAGCAGCTTCTAGAAGGTAACTGGGATGTTACAGAAGGTGCTGCCTTTACAGAGTTTGATGTAATGGAGCATGTTATAACACCATTTGAAATCCCAGTAGGCTGGGAAAGGGTGAAAGGAATTGACTACGGATACGCTTCAGAATCTGCTTGTGTTTGGGGCACTGTTGATCCCTCTGACGGTACACTTATTATATATAGGGAACTTTATCGGAAAGGACTAACAGGTGTTGATTTAGCTCAAATGATTACGAACATGGAGCTAACAGACCCCTACTCTGTGTCGGGAGTACTTGATACAGCGGCATGGAACAGAACAGGTACTACAGGCCCTACAGTTGGAGAGACACTTCAACGAGCAGGGCATAAATTACGTAGAGCAGATAAAAACAGAATACAGGGTAAGATACAAATCCACGAATACTTGAGAGTGCAACCAAGTGGCAGACCTAAGATACAAATATTTAATAGCTGTCCTAACTTGATACGTGAACTCCAAAGTCTTCCTCTGGATAAAACTAACCCAGAAGATGTTAATACAAATGCACCTGACCACGCTTATGATGCGTTACGCTACTTAATTATGTCACGGCCTAAAGTCAATGACATCTTTAGTCAGTTTAGAAATCTAAGAATGGAACAGGCATATACACCCGTTGATTCGGAGTTTGGATA